GATATCAATGCAATTGTAAGCATGGGAATGGTACCAGAAGGTTATTCAGTGAATAACTTTTTAACTGATACTGACTCATACTTCTTATTGACTGACGTACCTAACGGTTTGAAACATTTCGTTAGATCGCCAATCAAAACTGCAATTGAAGGTGACTTCGATACTGGTAACGTAAGATTTAAAGCTAGAGAAAGATACTCTTTTGGATTCTCTGATCCAAGATGTATTTTTGGTAATGGAAATCTACCAACTAGCTAATACTAATTAATAGTATATTTTAAAGGGCGGTGCATTTGCATCGCCCTTTTTTTTGTGATAAATCCAGACATGATTATTACAGACAAAATTCAATCTAAAATTTCTAGAAAATGTTTTTTTATAAGAGGTAAAATTGAAATAGACCATCAATACTTTATTAAGAATATAAAACAAACTTGTAAAACAAATGTTAATTTAAATTATAAAACTAATGTGCGAGGTTTCATGACACAATGGAATCATTTTGCACAAGATAAAAATTTTCTAAAAATTATACGTTCATTTATGAAAGAGGTAGATAAAACAATTCTTTTTCCAAAATATATTTGTAGTGAAGCTTGGGGATTTGAAGTCCCACCTAATAACGAAACGAAATTTCATAGTCATCAAGAGGCCTTATGGTCAGGTGCTATATATTTAAGTTCCTCAAGTCAGAAATTAATTTTTCCTGAAATAAACAAAGAAATTAAACCAGAAATAGGGTCGTTTGTCATATTTAGTGGATTTTTAAGTCATGGTTGTGAAGCCAACGAGGACAATGTTTCAAAATTTGGTTTAAGTTTTAATGTGTTTGAACAAAAGCCATGGTGTGTATCGACTTTATCAAAATAATTTTGTATAATAAAAATACCTAGATATAAATTATTATGTAGACTGACTAGGCAGACGGTATAGAGACTACATAATCAACGCTATACAAAGGAGAAAATTATGGCAGGAACACACTTTACAAACCCAGTAATGTTTGCTGGTTTGAATAACAATAAAAAATGGTTTAAAGATTTACCGGTAGATAACAACCCTAATTACATATGTTATAAAGATGATTTTATTTATAACACTCTACCTTCATCTGAGTGGTCAACGGCTATTGCAGATGGTGGAGCAGCAGCTGGGATTTCTAACGAAGTAGGTGGAGCAGTAACTTTGACTTCAGCTAATACTACAGACAACAATGGATTAGCTTTAGTAAAAACTGCAAACACTTTTCAAGCGGTGGCTGAAACTAAAGATAGCACTGGGGCGATCACTAACCCTGGAACAGTTATTTGGTATGAAGCAAGAATACAAAATAATGATGCTAATGCTACTGATTATGGAACTGGATTAGTTGAAACTTTCACAGGAACTTCTGGATGGAGATCTGCAAACAGAATCTCTATTGAGTCAAACAACGGTGAACAGTTTTACAGATTCGTAACTAAAGATGCTTCTGGAACAAATCAAGTTACACATACTGCATATACTATTACTGATAGTTCATATGATACAGTTGGTTTTAGAGTTGAT